ATGTCATATTTCGTAACATTAACATACAATACAGATCATGTACCAATCTCAAATAATGGCTTTAAAACACTTCGTAAAAGCGACCTTCAATCCTTCATTAAGAGACTTAGAAAGGCTCATCAGGGGTCGGAAAAAATTAGCTACTATGCATGTGGCGAATACGGAACCCTCAACAAACGACCGCACTATCATCTCATTCTATTCGGGGCATCCGATCAACAAATCACGCAAGCGTGGAAAACAGACAGAAGAGAAAATAAACCAGTGGTTGCAATCGGAGATATTTACTTCGGCACAGTCGAACCAGCAAGCTGCTCCTACGTCCTCAAATACATGTCTAAACCAAAAGTCATCGGAAAATTTGCACGTGACGATAGACAACCCGAATTCTCTTGCATGTCAAAGGGAATCGGAAAAACTTACCTAACCTCAAATATGATTCGTTACCATGTTAACGATCTTGAAAACAGAATGGTATGTACTACACTAGATCAACACAAAATCACTATGCCACGTTACTACAAGGAACGCATATACAACTCGGAACAAAAAGGCCATCTCAAAGGCTATTTCGAGTGGCTCTCAGAAATCGACTCGCGGATAGAACGCGAAAAGTATCCTACAATGTCAGATTTCAACTATGAAAAAATGAAGGCCGAACAATGGTTACGGGCCGAACAAAACTTTAGAAACAAATCAACAAAAAACAGATCATGAAAAAAGAAGAACTCACACCAGCACAATGGCTGGAACAACTGGAACTATTCAAACAACAAAACCTGGCTAAATTAAGGTCTCCACTAACCGCCAGGTACTACCCTAAAAATTATGAGGTAAACAATCAACCCTCCCAGACAATCCCAGATCAAACTATGTCACTAAAAACAATCCTCGAACGCTATGCTAGAGGACTACCAATTGAAGGTCAATTCAAAGACCCGATATATGAAAATGACCCGGATGCTATGGGAATAGATATCAGGTCTCTCGATCTCGTAGATCGGGAAAATCTAAAGGATCAAAACCAACAACGTATTAATGAGCTTCAAAACTCATTACAAGCCCAACAAGACGCTATAAAAAATTTACCATCTTCAGATACACAACAACCCCCTACAAGTCCTCCACAAGTCTAAAACAGGGCAATCGCGACAATGCTGACCGCAGGTCTGCCTCTAAAAATCCAATATTCGCGAAAAATCTTCCGGCCGAATAGGCCAAAAAAACAAACAACGCCCCCAAATAGGGGGCGTAACGCATTAATCCCCTTGATGTATTAATGCGGATTGACACTTATCTGTCAATCAACACATTACAAACTATAAAAAACAACAACACATAAAAAAATGATAATCAACACTTTTTTTAAAAAAAACTATAAAAAAGGAGGAGTGGCCATGAGCGCGAAGCGCGAATACCTTTCCCCGCGTTTGGGCTGGGGGGTTGGGAGCTTGGGAAGTTGGAGAACGCCCATCTATGGGCGTATCGACTTCTGACCTAGCGACCTTACCCCCAGCCCAAAATAAGCGCGGAATATGCGAAGCATATAAAGAAAGAAAAAAGGCCAAAACTCCTCAAAAAAACACTTAAAAATAAATGCTATATATTAGCATCTAAACTTAAAACAAATGATACCATCAACAGGAGGTCCAATCGCTGGCGGAGCCGCGGTACTTGGACCACTAGCAACAGCTGGAATAGGTGTAGCCGGGGACGTGCTTAATACCGGACTACAATACCTTTCAGCAGCACAACAACACAAATGGAATATACAAGACTGGAACAGGCAAAATGCTTACAATGATCCTTCCGCCCAAATGGCACGGCTTAAATCTGCCGGCCTTAACCCTAACATGGTCTATGGAGGAGGATCAGCAACAACACAAGCAGCACACATGAATCAATCTGAAACTGCAAAACCACAAGCCAACATTATGGGAATACTTGGCGCAGTTTTCCAGATCATGCAAACACAAGCACAAACAAACAACCTTCGTCAAATTCATGACAACCTCGTATTAGAGGGTCAGGGCAAATCACTTAACAACATACTTACCGATAACAAAATATCTGCACAATGGGAAGATGTGATTTCAAAAAGAAACGCGAATGCGTTTCAGCCAAAATTCTTAACAGCATCACTCGAAGGACTACAATTAAAAAACAAACAAACTGCAGCACAAACAAATTACTCGCTCGATGAAAATGAGCGTCGTACACTTCTAACTTCAATGTCATTAATGCAAGGTGTCGAATCAATCATTCAACAAAAATTACAACATGCAAAAACCGAAGCCGAAACCAACAATCTTCGTCAACAACTTTCAATCCTTAAAAGCGATTCTAGAATCAAAGCATGGGAAGCCGATCTAACAAAAAGCAATGTAACACGCAATGACCCATTATATATGAAGTGGGGTGCGGATTTACTTAACTACATTTTAAACAAAGTAAAATGACAACTAACGGTATATTATACCTGCTAGAAAACATCGTAATCTCGATCAGTATTTCTCTAATCACTACATTCATTTACAATCATCTTAAAAACAAACAAAATGCAAAACAGAAAAGGCGGCCGAAAACGTCGCGGAACAAAGAGACGCAACAACTATACAGTCAGCAGGGGCGGCATACGTCTCTAAACAGTAACCCCGAGGCCTATAAACAATCAAAATTAAATCAATGAACAAAAACCTTTTCACACAAATACCGATAAAATCGGTACAAAAAAACTCATTCGATCTTTCGCACGACGTAAAGATGTCGATGAAAATGGGCGTATTAACACCAGTACTTGCAATGGACTGTATACCCGGTGATAACTTCAGCATAGGTGCTGAATGTTTAATCCGGTTCGCTCCACTACTCGCACCCGTTATGCACAGATTCGAAGCAACAATTCACTATTTCTTCGTACCTAATCGCATAATGTGGCCTAACTGGGAAGACTATATCGTAAACCCAAATACACAACTCGTTCACCCGTTCGTTACAATAGATTCAATGATATACGGAATTTCTCCTATACTCGATTACATGGGAATTCCAACACCAATACCGGGTAACACTGAACGTATCAACCCTATGCCTTTAGCTGCATTTCAAGCAATCTATAATGAGTACTATCGGGATCAAAATCTAATTCCCGAAACTATCTGGAAATTAACGGACGGTGACAATACAACAAATGGTGAACTGTTCACTACTCGTCGACGTGCATGGGAACATGACTATTTCACTTCATCATTACCATTTGCACAAAAAGGCAACGCTGTCGGAATACCTCTCGGAGATGTCGTACTAAAAGGCAATCCCGATGGAACAACACATTTCCAGCAATCAGCTTTCAGGGTAGCAATACCACAAGCACCACAGACAGGAAACATTAACATCATAGCTGGACAAGCTGGCGTCGCTGGATCAAACATTCCAGTACAGTTCGACCCACAAGGCGGACTAACGGTCGCGCCTACCACAATAACAGACTTACGTCGTGCTTTCAAACTTCAAGAGTTCTTAGAAAAAGCTGCACGCGCAGGTACTCGTTACGTCGAACATCTAAAAGCCTTCTTCAATGTATCCGCACAGGATTCAAGGCTTCAACGTCCTGAATACATAACAGGCGTAAAAACACCGATCATAATTTCAGAAGTCCTAAACACAACTGGCTTTGAAATACCACAAGGCAATATGGCCGGTCACGGTGTCGGAATAGTATCAGGCGGTCAAAAAGGTTACTACTGTCAAGAACATGGCTGGATCATCGGCATAATGTCCGTGCTACCAAAACCAGCCTATCAACAAGGTATCGAAAGGCAATTTCTCAAACTCAATGACCCTATGGAATATTTCTTCCCTGAATTCGCACACATTGGAGAACAGGAAGTATACAATCGCGAAATCTATGCGTTCCAAGGTGCAACTGGCGGAGATACTTTCGGATACGTACCACGCTATTCAGAATATAAATACAAGCCTTCACGCGTAGCTGGAGACTTCAAAACCAATCTGGACTACTGGCATGACGGGCGAATATTCGCAACACCTCCAGCACTTAACCAACAATTCATCGAGTGTACACCAGATGAAAGGATCTTTAACGTAATAGATCCAACAGAGGATAAACTATACGTACAGGTTTACAATAAAATCAGGGCGTACAGGCCTATGCCATACTTTGGCTCACCACGGTTATAAACAAAATCAATGCAATGCGTAACACCGCTTGTATTAAAACGAGATACCCCAACCACAGTACCATGCGGCAAATGTCATATCTGCCTAAACAAACGGGCTTCTGGTTGGGGCTTTCGTTTAAGTATACACGCTAAAGACTACATAATGTCATATTTCGTAACATTAACATACAACACAGACCATGTACCAATCTCAAATAATGGCTTTAAAACACTTCGTAAAAGCGACCTTCAATCCTTCATTAAGAGACTTAGAAAGGCTCATCAGGGGTCGGAAAAAATTAGCTACTATGCATGTGGCGAATACG